GAAAGGGGTGAATACCTGTGACACCAAGACAGCGGAAGTTCTGTGATGAATACCTGATCAGCGGCAATGCTACGGATGCGGCAATCAAGGCGGGGTATTCGCCCAAGACCGCAAAACAGACGGGTTCTGAAAACCTTGCAAAACCTGACTTGAAAGCGTACATCGAAACCGAACTTGAAAAACTTCATTCGGCCAAGATCGCTGATGCTGAAGAAGTCATGAAATACCTGACTTCGGTAATGCGGGGGGAACATACTGAAGAAATCCCGATCCTGTGCGGTGACGGTTGCCAAGAGTTGACGCAGAAAGAGGTTGGAGCCAAGGAAAGGCTGAAGGCCGCTGAACTGATCGGCAAGCGTTATGGTATGTTCACGGACAAGGTAGGTGTGGAAGGGGCCGTTCCGGTGATTATCACGGGGGATGATCAACTTGAAGATTAGCCCACAGGCCAAGCGGGTTCACCTTCCTGAAGTGGTTGGCAAGGGTTACGGAACCTTCTGGAACTTCAAAGGCCGTTACCGGGTGTGTAAGGGAAGCCGTGCTTCCAAGAAATCCAAGACAACGGCCCTGAACATCATCAAACGGATGATGCAATACCCGGAAGCCAATACCCTTGTGGTTCGCAAGGTGTTCAGAACCTTGAAAGATTCCTGTTTCACTGAACTGAAATGGGCAATCAACCGCCTTGGGGTTTCAGCCTATTGGGAAATCAAGGAAAGTCCCCTTGAAATGACCTACCTTCCCACCGGTCAGAAGATTTACTTTCGGGGCCTTGATGATCCCCTGAAGGTCACTTCAATTACGGTTGAAATAGGGTTTCTGTGCTGGTGCTGGATTGAAGAAGCATACGAAATCATGAATGAAGCTGATTTTGATATGCTGGATGAATCCATCCGTGGTGCTATCCCGGAAGAAACCGGCCTGTTCAAGCAAATCACGCTGACATTCAACCCGTGGAACGAAAAGCATTGGATCAGAAAACGCTTCTTCGGGGAGATCACCGGCAAGGATGCCCAAGGGAACCCCACATACAAGTTCCATGATAGCTGGATCAGCCCGGATGGGCAGATTTACGCCACAACCACCAATTACCTGTGTAATGAATGGCTGGACACGGCGGATTTGAAGGTGTTCAACACCATGAAGGAAAACAACCCCCGCCGCTACAAGGTGGCTGGCCTTGGGGGTTGGGGCATTGTGGATGGCCTGATTTTCGATAATTGGCGGGAAGAAGCCTTTGACATTCAGGCCATTTCCAAAAAGGCCGGTGTGAAAAGCGCCTTCGGCCTTGACTTCGGTTATACCAACGATCCCACGGCCCTGTTCTGTGGGCTGGTGAGCCAAGCAGAAAAGACCATTTGGGTGTTTGATGAACTGTATGAAAAGGCCCTGACGAACCGGGCAATCTGTGACCGGATCACCGGCATGGGCTACGGCAAGGAACGGATCAAGGCCGATTGTGCCGAACCTAAGAGCATTGATGAATTGCGGGATGCTGGCCTTCATCGTATCAGAGCCGCCCGGAAGGGCAAGGACAGCGTGAACAACGGAATCCAGTACATTCAGGGTTACACCATCATTGTTCATCCCCGATGCGTGAACTTCATCACAGAGATTTCAAACTACACATGGGCAGAAGATAAGTTCGGGGCCAAAATCAATGTTCCCATTGATGATTTCAACCACCTTATGGACGCTATGCGTTATGGGCTGGAAGATATGCTGGTTGGCCCCGCCTTCAGCTTCGACTAACAACATGATAGTAACAAAATCCCCCGGAAATCGTGTGATTCCGGGGGATTGCATTTATTAAGCAATGAAGAAAGGCGGTAAGTGAATATGTTTCTGGATAACGCTATGGAGCGTATCAACCGCCTGATCCTTCAGGGTGGGCGAAACGGCATGACTGAACTTCAGTTTTACGCCGCTGAAATCCGTGAATGGAAGAACAGCCTGAAGCGCATGGATCAGATCAAAGGCGCTGACTATTATGAAGGCCGTCATGACATTCTGAACCGGAAGCGCACAATCATTGGTGCTGATGGCAAACTTCAGGAAGTGGACAATCTTCCGAACAACCGCCTGATTGATAACCAATATGCCCTGATGGTGGATCAGAAAACCAACTACCTTGTGGGCAAGCCCTTCACGGTGAACTGTCAGAATAAAGCCTATGCGGACGCTTTGAACGATGTGTTCAATAAGCGGTTCCATCGGCTTCTGAAGTATGTTTGTGAAGATGCCTTGAATGGTGGCCTTGGCTGGTTGTTCCCGTTCTATGACAAAAAGGGCAATCTGGCCTTCAAACATTTCCCGGCCTATGAAGTTCTTCCGTTTTGGGCGGACGATGATCACACCATTCTTGATTCTGCTATCCGTCTTTACCCGCAGGAAGTGTGGGATGGATATACCAAGAAAATCATTGAACGGGTTGAACTGTTCAAGACTGATGGCCTTTACCGGTATATCTATGATGGAAGCGAACTAAAGCCTGATGTGGAAGCCGGGGAACATGAAAGCTACTTCACCATTGAGGAAGAAGGCAAGGAACCCACCGAATTGAATTGGGAACGGATTCCGCTGATCCCGTTCAAGTATAACAAGCAGGAAATCCCCCTGATTCGCCGTGTGAAAACCCTTCAGGACGGAATCAACACCATGATTTCCGACTTTGAAAACAATATGCAAGAGGACGCACGGAACACCATCCTGATCCTGAAGAATTACGATGGTGAAAATCTTGGTGAGTTCCGCCGCAACCTTGCCACCTTCGGAGCCGTGAAGGTTCGTGATGATGGTGATGTTACCACCCTGACGGTGGAAGTCAATTCCGAGAACTACAAGGCCATTTTGGATGTGTTCAAGAAAGCCCTGATTGAAAATGCCCGTGGCTACGATGCCAAAGATGATCGCCTGTCCGGGAACCCCAATCAGATGAACATTCAATCCATGTATTCTGACATTGACCTTGACGCAAACGGCATGGAAACCGAGTTCCAAGCGGCCTTTGAAGAACTGTTGTGGTTCATCAACAACCACTTCAGCAACACCGGCGTTGGAGATTTCACGGATGATGTGGCGATTGTGTTCAACAGGGATATTCTGATCAATGAATCGGAATCCATTGAAAACTGTTCCAAGTCCGTTGGTATTCTGTCCAATGAAACCATTGTGGAACAGCACCCGTGGGTTACGGATGTTGAAGCAGAAATGGCCCGGTTGCAGAAGGAAAAGGAAGAAGCTATGGCACAGGCACAGGAATACGCCGGGGCCTTCCAGACCGGCAACCCGAACCAAGGTGATAATGGTGGGGGCGAATAACCCCCGCCGTTTCACAATATACGCCGGGGCAGACATTGAGTGTGGCGGGGTGCTATTACTCCTACCCGCCAAAGGGTGAAATTCCCTTCCCCGGCCCATCATGGCCCGTTAGTCAAGTGGTCAAGACACCGCCCTTTCACGGCGGTAACGCCGGTTCGATCCCGGCACGGGCTACCAAGGCCACAAAGGAAGGAACCAAAATTCAGCAAGGCGCAAGCCCCTATGAAGAAACAGCGTGGCCTAATAAGCTGAAGTGGATGGAATAGGCAGACACGGCGGATTCAAAATCCGTTGCCGCAAGGCGTGTGGGTTCAAATCCCACCTTCAGCACCATTTTTCAGGATTGGAGGAACCGCCCATGAGAAATGCGGACTATTGGCGTGGACGGTTTTCCATCTTGGAGGACAGCGCCCACAGAGAAGCCCAAAAGACCATTCAGGACATGGAAGAACTGTATCTGGATGCACAGCGTTCCATTCAGAAGGAAATTGAAAGCTGGTATGCCCGTTTTGCGGTGAACAATCAAATCAGCCTGACCGATGCCCGAAAATGGCTGACCGCTGGACAGCTTGAAGAATTTCATTGGAGCGTTGAACAGTATATCAAGATCGGTGAACAGGCCGGGTTGGATGCGGCATGGCTGAAGAAGCTGGAAAATGCGTCCGCCCGGTTCCACATTTCCCGCCTTGAAGCTGTTCAGACGGGTATTCAGCAACAGCTTGAATTGCTATATGGCAATCAGGTTGATAGTTTGGATGCCCTGTTGAAGAAGGTTGTGGGCAATGGCTACACCCGCACGGCCTTTGAGGTTCAGAAGGGCGTTGGCCTTGGTTGGGATATTACCGGGCTGGATCAGAAGAAACTTGAAACCTTGCTTTCAAAGCCTTGGACAACGGACGGACGAACCTTCCGGGATCGCTGTTGGTTGAACAAGAATGATCTGGTTGGTTCGGTCAGCAAGAGCCTGACCCAAGGGCTTCTTCGGGGTGATTCCCCGTCCAAGATCACCACGGCTATTCAGAAGCAGTTCGGGGTTCATCGGTATAAGGCGGGGCGGTTGGTCAACACCGAAACCACCTATTTCAACGCCGTTGCCACCAAGGAATGTTATAAGGATTTGGATGTTGAAATGGTGGAAATCATTGAAACGCTGGATTCCCATACCTGTTCCATTTGTGGTGGGTTTGATGGTAAGGTGATCCCCATTTCCCAATATGAACCCGGCGTGACTGTGCCGCCCTTCCACCCCAACTGTCGAGGAACCACGGCCCCGGCCATTGATCCCAAGTATGCCGGTGAAAGAGCCGCCCGGAACGCTGATGGGGATGTGTACTATGTTCCCGCCAACATGAAATATGCTGATTGGGTTCAGACCTTCGTGAACGGTGGTTCCAAGGCTGGCTTGACCGTTGCAACCGGGGCCGGTGTTGCCAAAACGCTTCGTGACTACAACACCGAGTTTGGAAAGAAGTTCGGCAAAGACCATTATGATCAGATTCGTGACCGTGTGGACGCTTGCCAAAGCCCTGACCTTCAGGCCGCTTGGGATAAGTATGAAAACCAAATCAAGGTTGCAAAGGCTGACCATCAAGGCGGTGCATATTGCCAAGGCAAAAATATTTATGTGAATATTGATGCCGATTCTAAAGGCCGTTCTTGGAGCGCCCCTTATGCAACCACCTTCCATGAAAGCGGCCATGCCATTGATGGCCTTGCGGCACAGCTTGGAACCCCGAATGGGCAATGGCATTTTTCTTCTACTTACAAGGGCGGGGCTTTTCCACAAACCATCAAGGATGAAGTGAATGATTGGGTGGATCGGGTTCTTGCTGACATGAAGGCCCATAAAGATGATTTCCCGTATTGGGTACAAAAAGGCTGGATGTCGCAAAACACCGCTGATTATTACATCAAGTATGGTGGGTTCAAGGTAAAAAAATCTTATGCCTATGCCGCCGTTCAAGCGGAAGTGAAGGCATTGACCCCATTGCAGTACGGTGATCTTTCTGATATATTGGAAGGGGCCACCCGTGGAAAAATCCGCTGTGGTATTGGTCATGGTGGTGGTTCCTACTGGACAACCCGAACTTACAACGGGATTGATTGGGGCCTTGGAACTGAAGCCTTTGCGGAAATGACTTCCGCAACCATGACTTCCCCGGAAAGTTTGGCAACCATCAAGAAATATCTTCCCAAGTCCTATGCCATGTATGAAGATATGTTGAAGGTGATTGCAAATCAGCCGTGAAAGGGGTGTTGAAAATGGCTGAACTGATTGAACAATATCTTGAACGATTTCATGAGAACTTCCCCCTGTTCGCCTTGATGGGTGTCGAGGAAGCGGAAGTGGAAGCCATTATTCAGGATTGTTTGGATAAGGGAACCCCTTACCGGCCACCTGAACTGGATGAAAAATCCCTATATTGATGATCTGACCACCCCGGCCTTTGGCCGGTGGTGGTTTTTTCATACCATCGCCGTTTTGGATTTGTGGGCGGTAAACAGAAATCTAAATAAAATCGTGGTTCCTAACCCACGGTAAAAAAGGATTTGGAGGTTATCACTATGACAAAGGAAAATCTGCTGGAATGGGGCTTGACCGAGGAACAGGCCAATAAGGTCATGGAGGGCCTGAACGGTTCCTTCGTTACCAAAAGCCGCTTCAATGAGGTCAACACCGAACTGACCAACGCAAAGAACACGATCAAAGAGCGTGACACCCAGCTTGAAACGCTGAAGAAGTCCACAGGTGACACCAAGGCGCTTCAGGATCAGATCACACAGCTTCAGACCGACAACGCCAACCAGAAGAAGGCCCATGAAGCCGAACTGAAGGCGCTGAAAATCGGCAACGCCGTTGATATGGCATTGACCGGAGCCAAGGCCAAGAACAACACCGCTGTTAAGGCGCTGATGGCTGATTTTCTTGCCAAGGCTGAACTGGCCGATGATGGCACGGTGAAGGGCTTGAGTGACGAAATCAAGAAGCTGGTGGACGGTCAGGACACGGCTTTTCTGTTTGACACCAAGGCCCCTGATAAGAAGTTCAAGGGTGCCAAGCCCGGTGAAAAGAGTGATACACCCCCGGCCGGTGATGATCCTTCCAAAATGACCTATGATGAACTGTGTCAGTATTTGGAAGCCCACCCGGATGCAAAGTTGGACTAACCAACACCCCTACAAATCTTATTTTTAGAAAGGAAGTTTTGAACTATGCCTAACAACAAGTTTGATTCCAAGAGTTTCAATGCTGAAGCGTTCAAGTACATGGTGGCCCGTGTTCCCAACCTGAACATGAACGAAATCAAGAAATCCCGTGCATTGGCCGCAAACCCTGACATTCAGGAAGTGTTCAGCGGTCAGAACGGCACCGCTTACGCCCGTCTTGCCATGCGTGGCCTGATTGACGGTGATGCGGTGAACTATGACGGTTCTACCGACATTACCGCCACTTCCACCAAGACCTTTGAACAGGGCGTTGTGGTGGTTGGCCGTGCCAAGGCATGGAAAGAGCGTGATTTCTCCTATGATGTGACCGGTGGCGTTGATTTCATGGCGAATATCAGCGAACAGGTCGCACAGTACAAGGATGAACTGGATGAAGCCACCATTCTTTCCATCCTGAAGGGCATTTTTGCTATGTCCACCACCGATGCCAAGAACAAGGAATTTGTGGAGAAGCACACCACCACCGTTTCCGGTGCTATGACCGCCACCACCCTGAACACGGCGGCAAACAAGGCTTGCGGTGCGAACAAGAAGAAGTTCACTTTGGTTTTCTGCCATAGTGATGTTTCCACCGGCCTTGAAAACCTGAACCTGATCGAACGCCTGAAGTACACCGACAAGGACGGGATTCAGCGTGATTTGGAATTGGGTACTTGGAACGGCAAGCTGGTGATCGTCACCGATCAGATGCCCGTTTCTGAAGGCTATTTCGATGCCGATGCCAACACCACCGGCGCTTTGAAGATCGTCGCTTCTGGCACCCCCGCTGATGGCGAAATCCTTCTGTCCAAGGTCACGCCCTACTTCGGTTCCAAGACCCTTGCGGCCAATGATTATGTGGTTGCTGGTGTTCAGTACACCACCTACGCTATGGGTAACGGTGCCTTCTCTTATGAGGACATCGGCGTAAAGGTTCCCTATGAAATGGCCCGTGACCCCAAGACCAACGGCGGTGAGGATTTGCTGTATATGCGTCAGCGTAAGGTTTTCGCCCCCTTCGGCCTGTCCTATGAGAAGAAAACGCAGGCAAGCACCAGCCCCACGGCGGCTGAACTGGAAAACGGCGGCAACTGGACGCTGGTTCATTCCGGTGAAAGCACCGCAAGTCAGCGTTCTTACATCAACCACAAGGCCATTCCCATTGCCCGGATTCTTTCCCGTGGCTAAAGGCGGTGAACCCCGTTGCGTGATAAAGCGGTTGCAATGCTAACGGCCCTTGGCGTGGCGGGGGCCGCTGATGATCCGCTGTTGGATATTGTCTTGAACAATGTTCAATGGCGGATCAAAAACCTTTCCAACCTTTCCGAAATCCCGGAGGGGTTGGAAAGTCTGGCCGTTTCTATGGCCGTGGGCGAATACCTGAACATGAAGAAGTGTTCTGGACAGCTTGAAGGGTTTGATCTGGATGCGGCGGCGGTGAAATCCATTCAGGAAGGTGACACCAACATTACCTTTGCCCTTGGTGAAGGTAGTTCAACCCCTGAACAGAGGTTGAACAGCCTGATTGATTATCTGATCAACGGGCGCATTGGTGAAATCTACCGTTATAGGCGGTTGGTATGGTAAATAAGGCCGTGCGAACCGCTTTGGAACGGTTGTGGAAGGATCGGTGTTCTATCTTCATCCGTGAGGAAGTCACCGATCCTGTCACCCACCTGACGGATTCTGAAGAAAAGCCGCTTCTTCAGGATCAGCCGTGCAAGCTGTCTTTTGAAACATTAACTTCAACCAATGGGGATGAAGTGGCAACCGCCCAACAGGTGGTGAAGCTGTTCCTTTCCCCGGATGTGAAGGTTCCCGCAGGATGCAAAATCATTGTCACCCGGCCAAATGATGTGGAACGAACCTTCACCTATTCCCGTTCCGGTGAACCGGGTGTTTTCTCCAACCATCAAGAAATCATGCTTGAACCCTTCAGGGGGTGGGCCTGATGGCAAGATGGGGCCGGTGTGATTACCGGGAATTGAAGAAGCTGGATGAACGCCTTCAACAGCTTTCGGAAGTTGACATGGATCGACTTTGCCGGGATGCCGCCAAGAAGGTTGCCCAAATCCTTCTGAACAAGGTGAAGAAAAGAACCCCGGTTGGCGTGGTTCCGTCCTATGCTACGGATGAAGCCAAGCAGGAATATTGGGCCGGTTACAGCGGGGGTTCCTTGCGTGATGCGTGGACGATCCTTCCCATTGAAAAACATGGGGATCAGTACACCGTGACCATCATCAACAACTTGGAATATGCGTCCTATGTGGAATACGGCCACCGGCAAACGCCGGGGCGCTATGTTCCCGCCTTAGGTAAAACCCTGAAGGCAAGTTGGGTGAAGGGGCGGTTCATGCTGACGATTTCCGAACAGGAAGTGAAAACCTTGGCCCCGTCCATTCTGAATGATATGTTATATGAAGCCTTGAAGGGGGTGTTCAGTTGATCAATGAAATCATCAAAGGTGTTTCCATGAAGCTGAACGCCACCTTTGGAGCCGGGTACAAAATCTATCAGAATGATGTGGAACAGGGTTTCAAAGAACCCTGTTTTTTCATTGCCGTTCTGAAGCCCGACATTTCCCCGTTGCAGAAGAACCGGTTCATGAACCGGAACCCGCTGGATGTTCACTATTTCCCCACCAGCGGGAGGAACAACACCGAATTGTTCACGGTGGCCGGGGATTTGATGGAATGTTTGGAGTTCATCACCCTTCCCAATGGGGATGTGCTTCACGGAACTTCCATGAGTTATGAAGTTGAAGATGGGGTTCTTCACTTCTTCGTCAACTTCAATCTGACACTATCCCGCCCGTCCGAGGAAACCCCGATGGAAACCTTGGATGTGGATGTGGAGCCAAAGAAAGGGTGATTGAATGGCTACCAGAAAGAAAGCCACCACCGCACAGGAACCGCCCATCACGGCCCCGGTGGTATTCCCCAAAGAACGGGTGTTGACCTTCAAGAGATACGCTGACCGGCGTGATCTTCTGTCTGTCCTGTTGGAAGATGGGAAGGAATACACCCATGATCAGATTGATGGGCTGATCAAAGACTTTATGAAAGGTAAGGTGAACTAATATGGCCCTTGGCGGCGGCACCTTCTTGGTGCAGAACAAGGTTCTGCCCGGTGCATATATCAACTTCATTTCTGTGGCGCAGGCAAGCGCCACCCTTTCTGACCGTGGCATTGTCACCATCCCCCTTGCCATGAATTGGGGGCCTGAAGGCAAGATTTTCACGGTGGAACAGGCTGACTTCATCAAGAACAGTCAGAAGATTTTCGGCTATGCGTACACGGCGGATGAACTGAAGCCCATGCGTGAAATCTTCCTTCACGCCAAGACCGTTCATTTCTTCCGCCTTGGTTCCAGCGGCGTGAAAGCGTCCAACACCTACGCAACGGCCAAATACCCCGGCACCCGTGGCAATGATCTTCGGGTTGTGATCACGGCCAATGAAAACAGCACCGAACAGAAGCCCCTGTTCGATGTGGAAACCTTCTTGGGAACCGTTCAGGTTGATCTTCAGGAAGGTGTGGCCGCTATCACCGGCCTGAAGGCCAATGACTATCTGGATTGGAAGTCCAGCGGAACCCTTTCCTTGACCGCTTCCTTGCCCCTGACGGGCGGCACCAATGGCACCGTGGCCGATTCCGACTATCAGACCTATCTTGATCAGGCGGAAGCGTACACCTTCAACGCTATGGGTTGCACCGAGAGCAAGGCCACCATCACCGCCCTGTTTGCGGCTTTCGCAAAGCGTATGCGTGATGATGTGGGCAAGAAGTTTCAGGTGGTTCTTTTCCGCAAGCTGGCCGACTATGAAGGCGTTGTGAGCGTCAAGAACGGCCTGACTTCCGACAAGACTTCCACCGCCCTGATCCCTTGGGTTACGGGTGTGATCGGCGGCACGGCGGTCAATAAGAGCGCCACCAACATGACCTATGATGGTGAATACGATGTGGACACCGATTTCACGCAGACCCAGCTTGAAAACGGGATCAGGGAAGGTTCCTTCATGTTCCATCGTGTGGATGAAGCGGTGTGTGTCCTGACCGACATTAACAGCTTCATTTCCATCACGGATGAAAAGTCCAGCGACTTTTCCAGCAACCAGACGATCCGAGTTTTGGATCAGATCGCCAATGATATTGCCGTTCTGTTCGGCAAGAAGTATCTTGGCAAGGTTCCCAATGATGCCGCTGGCCGGATTTCCCTTTGGAACGATATTGTGAAGCACCACACGGAACTTCAGGATATTCGGGCCATTGAGAACTTCAGCGGCGAAAATGTGACGGTTGAAAAGGGCGATACCAAGAAATCCGTGGTGGTTACTGACTATGTGACCCCCGTGAACGCTATGGAACAGCTTTATATGACCGTCTATGTTCAGTAAGGAGGTACAACCATCATGGCAGATAGAACCATCATGAACGCCAAGGATGCTGTTTCCGCTTCCTTGGCTGAATGTTTCGTGACCATCGGGGATAACCGTTACAACTTCATGCAGGCTATCAACCTTGAAGCCAACTTTGAGAAGAACAAAACGGAAGTTCCCATTTTGGGCAAGACCGGCAAGGGCAATAAGGCCACCGGCTGGAAGGGTACGGGTTCCGCCACCTTCCACTATAACACTTCCATCTTCCGTGAGCTGATGAAGCGTTATAAGGACACCGGCGAGGATGTCTATTTTGACATTCAGGTGACAAATGAAGATCCCACTTCTTCTGTGGGCCGTCAGACCGTGATCCTGAAGGATTGCAATATGGACGGCGGCTTGCTTGCCAAGTTTGACGCTGATGCGGAATACTTGGATGAAGATATGGACTTCACCTTTGAAGATTTCGAGATGCCCGAAACCTTCAGCCTTTTGGCCGGTATGCAGTAAGCAGAGCGCCCCGGCCTTACTTCGGTAGGGGCCGGGGCCTTTTTTCGTATCAAAATATAGGAGGAAAAAACAATGAGCCTGTCCGCTTTTTTGGCTGAAAACGCCGTTCCCGTTGAGAACATCAAGTTTGTTGCTTCCAAACGCTTCTTGGGTGAGGATGGCAACCCCATTCCTTGGGAGATCAAGACCATCACCGGCACCGAGGATGAAGCCCTTCGGAAGTCCTGTGCCAAGCGTGTTCCGGTTCCCGGCAAGAAGAACCAGTATCAGAAGGAAACCGACTATGATCTTTACCTTGGCAAGCTGGCCGTGGCTTGTACCGTGTTCCCCAATCTGAATGATAAGGAACTTCAGGACAGCTACAAGGTCATGGGCGCTGATGCCCTTCTGAAAACCATGCTGACCCCCGGCGAATATGCCGAATACCTGACCAAGATTCAGGAAGTGTGTGGTTTTGATACCACCATGCAGGATGAGGTTGATGAAGCAAAAAACTGATCTGTGAAGGTGATGGTGAAGCCAACATTGCTTACTATTGCCTTCACGAACTTCATTTAACACCTTCCGCCTTCTATGCTTTGCCCCGGCGTGAACGGGCCTTCATCATTGCGGCCATTGATGTTCGGGTGGAAGCTGAAAAGAAGAAGCAGAAGGAAATTGAACGCAAACAGCGCCGGGGCCGACACCATTAAGGCCCCGGCTATTCTCCAAGAAAGGTGGTGATCCCTGTGGGAACTATCCGAACCGCTATTGCCCTTTATGATGGTGTTACCAGCCCCCTTCAGAGTATGCACAAGGCTATGGGTGTTGTGCTGAACACCTTTGAATCCATGCAACAGGCTTCCGGTAGAGCCGTTGACACTGCGGCAATCCGGGAAGCCCGTGAAGAATGGGCGAAAGCGGGAACCGCCTTTGATGCCATTGAAGAAAATATCAGGAACGCCAATAATGAACAGCAAAAGTTCAATAATTCCATTCGTGGGGGTAACAATTCCGCCAATGGACTTCTGTCCACCATCAAGAAAATTGCCGTTGCCGCTGGTGGTATCGTCGGGATCAATAAGGTGCAGAACATTTCGGATAAATTGGCAAGCACCAAGGCCCGGTTGAATCTGCTGGTGGATGATGGCGGTTCCGTGGATGTGTTGGAACAGAAGATCATGGCTTCCGCCCAGCGTTCCCGATCCGCTTATTTTGACACCGCTTCCGCCGTTGCGAAACTTGGCCTGAACGCCGGTAACGCCTTCGGTGGCAATATGGATCAGGTCATTGCCTTCATGGAACAGGTGAACAAACAGTTTGTTATTGGCGGTGCTACGGCCCAAGAGCAGAGCAACGCCATGATCCAGCTTACACAGGCAATGGCGGCGGGTGCGCTTCGTGGTGAAGAACTGAACTCTATTCTGGACGGTGCGCCGGGTATCGCAAGAGCCATTGAAAAGTATATGGGGATTGCGGAAGGTTCCATTAAGACGGTTGCACAGGAAGGCAAGGTAACGGCTGAAGTGGTGAAGAACGCCATGTTTGCTATGGCGGACGAAACCAACGCAAAGTTCGATTCCATGCCCAAGACTTGGGCGCAGATTTGGGTTGATATGAAGAATCAGGCCCTTTCCATGTTCGCCCCGATCCTGACCAAGATCAACCAGATTGCCAATAGCACCAAGTTCCAGCAAGTTACCACGGCCCTGATCAATGGGCTTGCGGGGGTTGCAAATGTGGCTTCTTCGCTATTGGATATTCTGATTTCCGTTGCTTCTGTGTTCGTGGATAATTGGGGGATCATTCAGCCCCTTGTTTTGGGGATTGCGGCGGCAATGCTGTTGTATAACGGCTATCTGATTGCCAACAATGCAATCACCGCTATCAGCAATGCGCAGAAGGGCCTTGCGGCGGTTCAGGCGTACAAAGCCGCCGTTGCAAACACTACCCTTGCCGCTACCGAGAAGGCGGAAGCAATGGCAAAGGCAAGCGCCACAGCCGCCCAATACGGCTTCAATGCCGCTTTGCTGGCCTGTCCGCTGACTTGGATTCTGTTGATCATCATTGCCGTGATTGCGGCCATTTATATGATTGTGGCGGCAATCAATAAGCTGACCGGTTCCACCATTTCCGCAACTGGAATTATCTGTGGTGTGGTAGCCGTGGCCGGTGCATTTGTGCTGAACTGTGCCATTGGCGTTTTGAACGCTATCATTCAGGCCATTTGGACAATCTTTGTGGCCCCGTTCCTTGGAATCGTGGAATGGATTCTGAATGTGTGCAACGGCGGCTTCAACAGCTTTGGTGATGCCGTGGCAAACCTGATCGGTCAAATCATCGGGTGGTTCCTGAACCTTGGTAAAGTTGTAACCACCATCATTGATGCTATTTTTGGAACTGACTGGACTTCTGGCCTTGAAAGCCTTCAAAGTGCGGTTACTTCTTGGGGCAAAAATGAAAACGCAATCACCTTGGACAAAAACGCCCCCACCATCGACTATCGGGCCACCTATTCCGGGGCTTGGGATGCCGGGTATGACTTCGGCCAAGGGATTGATGATAAGATTGGCGGAATGTTTGATGCTTCCGGTTTGGATTCTATGGGGGCTTTCGATTTGAGCAACACCCTTGATGGAATCTATGGAAACACCGGTGACACCGCCGCCAACACAGCGGCCACCGCTGATGCCTTGGATATTGCTGAAGAAGATTTGGCCTATCTTCGTGACATTGCGGAGCGTGAAGCAATCAACCGGTTCACTACCGCTGAAATCAAGGTTGAACAGCACAATGAAAACCACATTTCCAAAGATGCTGATTTGGATGGGATCATGGATGCTTGGGCCAATGACTTTGCTGAAAAGCTGGAAGTTTCTGAAGAAGGGGTGCATGAGTAATGGCGTATAAACTGTATATGGCGGGAACGCTTATGCCCATCACCCCTTCCAAGGTGACGGTAAAGATCAATAACCAGAACAAAACCATGACCCTGATCAACGGGGAAGAAATCAACATTCTGAAGGCCGCTGGCCTTTCGGATGTGTCCTTTGAATTGGTTCTTCCCCAAGTGTCCTATCCCTTCAGCAACGGTGGAGCGCAAAGCGCCGCCTATTACCTGTCCTTGTTTGAACGGCTGAAGGTGAGCAAGACCCCGTTCCAATTCATTCTGAACCGGCAGAAGCCCGGTGGCGGGATGTTCCATTACACTAATTTGACCGTTGGCCTTGAAACCTATGAAATCACCGATGATGCCGGTGAAGGCTTTGATGTGAAGGTGAAGATCAACCTGAAACAGTACAGAGCCTATGGCACCAAGACCGTGACCGTGCAACCGGCCAAGACTTCCGGGGGAACCGCCACCGCAACGGTTAAGGCGGCACCCCGGCCCACCACAACGGCCCCGAAAGCCGCCACCTATACGGTGAAATCTGGTGATTGCCTTTGGAACATTGCCAAGAAGCAGTTGGGCAACGGGGCCGATTACACGAAAATCTATAATCTGAACAAGGACAAAATCAAGAACCCGAACCTGATCTATCCCGGTCAGGTTCTTACTTTGCCTTCCTGAAAGGGGTGATTCCGTTTGGCAGTTGAATTGTTCATCCAGCATAACAGCACCATCCAATTCCCCGTTGTCAAGGAAGGCGCACGGCTGACCTTGGAGCGCAAGGGAACCCCCGGCAAGTTGGAGTTCACCGTTGTCAAGGGGCCGGGGCTGAACTTTGCTGAAGGTGATCCGGTGAAGCTGACTGTGAACGGAACCGCCATGTTCTATGGGTTTGTGTTCAAGAAAAAGCGTGACAAGGGCGGCACCATTGATGTTGTGGCCTATGATCAGTTGCGTTATTTGAAGAACAAGGACACCATCACGGAAGAAGGGCTGAAGGCTTCTGACCTTCTGAAGCGCATTGCAACAGATTTCCGGTTGAACCTTGGCACGGTGGAAGATACCGGTTATACCCTTGAAACCATCGTGGAAGAAAACCAAACCCTGTTTGATATGATCCAGAGCGCCCTTGATGAAACCCTGATGAATACCAAACAGCTTTATGTTCTGTATGACGATGCCGGGAAGCTGACCCTGAAGAACATCAATACCATGAAGCTGAACCTTCTGATTGATGAAGAAACCGGGGAAAACTTCAGCTATGAATCCAGTATTGATGAACAGACCTATAACAAGATCAAGCTGGCCTATAACGATGAAAAAACCGGTAAGCGGGAATTGTTCATTGCACAGGACGGGGCGAAAATGAACCAATGGGGTGTTCTTCAGTATTTTGAAGAAGTTCAGACCAAAACGGGCGCTTCCGCCAAGGCGGATGCCCTGTTGAAGCTGTACGATCAGAAAACCCGCAAGCTGACCATTCAGAACGCTTTCGGTGATGTGCGGGTTCGTGCTGGAAGCGCCGTGGTGGTGGCCCTGAACCTTGGCGATATTGTCACCAACAATTACATGGTGGTGAACAAAGTCACCCATACCTTCAGGGGTGATGAACACATGATGGAACTTGACCTGATCGGGGGTGAATTTATTGCCTAATCCTGTTGAAGTGGTAAAACGGGCGGCGGTGGAAGCTGTGGAAGCCGGGAAACCGGTGAACATCCTGTTTGGAACTGTCCTTTCCGCTTCACCCTTGAAAATTCAGGTGGATCAGAAATCCATCTACACTTCCAAAATGCTGATCCTGACCCGGAATGTGACTGATTTTGAAGTTGATATGACGGTGAACCACAGCACCGAGGACAAAGGCGGTGGTTCCGGTGCGGCGGCTTATGAAGCCCACAAACACGCCTATGTTGGCAAGAAAACCTTCAAGGTTCACAATGCTTTGAAGGCCGGTGAAAAGGTGCTTCTGATCCGGGTTCAGCAAGGAAAGAAATTCGTGGTTATTGACCGAGTAAAGGGGGCTTGATGATGATTCCGCAAGTGCAGGATGATATTAAACAGGATTTCACCATTGAAACCCTTCCAAGCCGTACTTTCAGGATGAACCACAACAACCTGACCATCATCGGCACCATTGATGAAATCCAAGCTGTGGAACAGGCGGTTTTTCTGATCCTGAACACAGAACGCTATGAATGGTTGATCCATTCTTGGGATTATGGGGTTGAACTTCATAATCTGATCGGGAAAGATGTGGAATACTGTATTCCCGAAATTGAACGCCGGGTTCGTGAAGCCTTGCTTCAGGATGATAGGATCACGGCGGTTCAGAACTTTGAATTTACGGTGAACAAAAAGAAAGTGCTGACTACCTTCACGGTGGTCAGCATTTTTGGCGAAATCAATGCAGAATTGGGGGTTGAAATCTGATGTATGAAGCACAGACCTATGAAGCAATCCTTTCCCGAATGCTTCAGAAGGCGCTTTCCATCAATGGCAATTTGGACACCCGTGAAGGTTCGTTGGTTTGGTGCGGTGATGCCCCCGCCGCCGTGGAATTGCAGAACCTTTATATTGCCCTTGATACGGTGCTGAATGAAACCTTTGCAGACACCGCAACCCGCCCTTATCTCATTTTGAGGGCGGCAGAAAGGGGGCTGAAACCGCAACCGGCAAGCCCCGCCGTGTTGCAGTTGAGCATTACACCAACCACCTTGCACCTTCCCATGAACACCCGCTTTTCCATTGGAGAACTGAACTATTATGTTTCGGCTGACCGTGGAAGTGGTAAATATGAAATCACCTGTGAAACCGCTGGTGAAGCCGGTAATGACTACACCGGAACGGTGATTCCCATTGAGTATGTGGACGGGCTTGAAACCTGTTCCATTTCCGCCGTGGTGATCCCCGGTGAGGATGAAGAAGATACCGAGGTTTTCAGACAGCGTTACATGGATAGCCTGAACGCCCAAGCCTTCGGCGGCAACCGTGCGGATTATCTGGAAAAGGTGAACGCCATTCCCGGCGTGGGCGGTGTGAAGGTATATCGGGTTTGGAACAGCGATTTGAACCCGGCCAAGCTGATCCCGCCCACGGGAACCGACACTTGGATCAGCGGCCTTTCCGGTGTGTCCGAGGAAATCAAGGCGTGGTTGAATGCCGTGTATGCGGCGGGAGCCAATAGCAAGCTGACCGTGGGCGGAACCGTGAAGCTGGTGATCATCAACAGTTCCTTCAAGAAGCCTTCTGAAGCCCTTGTGGATCAGGTGCAGACCGCAGTTGACCCCCTTCAGAACGCCGGTGAAGGCGTAGGCATTGCCCCCATCGGCCATGTGGTGAGGGTTGAAGGCGTGGGTGAAGATACCATCAACCTTTCCTTCGATCTGTACTATCAGCGGGAATGGAGTTGGGATGATGTTTCCGCCTATGTCACGGAAGCAATCAACGGTTACTTCTTGGAACTGGCCCAAAGTTGGGCAGACCAGAATGAAGCCCTTGTGGTTCGTATCAGTCAGGTGGAAAGCCGCCTGTTGGGGATCACCGGTATTCTGGATATTGCCAACACCAAGATCAACGGTGAAGCGGCGAACTGTACCCTGACCCTTGACCACATCCCGGTTTTGGGAACCATTGAGCCGGGAACCATCGTGATCAGCGGATAAGGGGGCCGGGAGCATGGAACGCAAACTGATTGATTATCTTCCCTATGTCATTCGTGATTATGCGGAGTTTCAGGGGATCATGGGGAGCGAACAGCCGGAAATTGAAAAGGCATGGAATACCACGGATGATCTTCTTGATAATCAGTTCATTCCCACCGCTGGAAACATGGGCCTTTCCCGGTGGGAAAAGATTTTGGGGATCACCCCCAAAGGCACGGACAGTCTTGAAGATCGCCGCTTCCGTATTCTGACCCGGATCAATGAAGAACTTCCGTACACCTTGCCCCAGCTTCGGAACATCCTTGAAACGCTGTGCGGGAAGGGAAACTATTCCGCTGATGTGGAAGAAGGCACCTATCAGCTTCTTGTGAAAATCGGGTTGGCCGCAAAGAACAACTTCAATGATGTTGAATCTTTGCTGAACCGGGTTGTTCCCCAAAACATGGTTGTGACCTTGCTTCAGCTTTATAACACCCATGCGGAACTTGGGCGGTTCACCCATGCCCAGCTTGCCGCCTATACCCATAATCAGTTGAGAAACGAGGTTTTGAAGAATGGCGAATAAAACAACCAACTACAAGCTGACTAAACCCCTTGAATCTGAATTTTATGATGTAGGGGTTCAGAATGAAAACATGGATAAGATTGATACCCAAATGAAGGCCAATGCGGATGCCGTTGAAGCCCTTCAGAAAGGTCAATCCGGGAAGGCTGATCTGGTGGATGGTAAGGTTCCCGCCGAACAGCTTCCCAACATGAACTATGATCCCAAAGGTACGGCCCAAAACAAGGTGAGCGAACACAACCTTGATCAGACCGCCCACCCGTATCTGTTGAACCAGATCGGAACCTGTGTGGAAGCCGCACAGAACGCACAGGATGCCGCAAATGCGGCCTTGGATGCTGTGTCCGGTATCGTCTATACCATCAATGTTCTTCCTTCGCAGAATGGCACCCTGACCTATAACGGACAGGCCCAAAGCCCTTCTTGGAACGCTTATAACCCCGATGCGCTGACCTTGGGCGGCGTGACTACCGGCACCAATGCGGGAACTTACACGGCCACTTTCACGCCGAAAGGGAAGTATAAGTGGGCAGACGGCACACAGACCGCCAAGGAAGTGACTTGGACGATCAACGCCGCCACCATGACGATCCCCACGCAGAACAACAGCCTTACTTATACCGGTTCGGCCCAAAGCCCCACTTGGAACAACTATGACAGCGGGAAAATGACGCTTGGAGGAACTACCAGCGGCACGAACGCCGGTTCCTACAATGCCACCTTCACGCCGAAAACGAACTACAAGTGGGCCGATGGAAGCACCGGGGCCAAAACGGTTGCTTGGAGCATTGCCAAGGCCGCTGGTAGTTTGTCTTTGAATAAGACTTCCATCAAACTGACCGCCGCAAAGACCACGGACACCATCACCGTGACAAGGGCGGGTGATGGTAAGATTACGGCCACTTCCAGCGCCCCCACGGTGGCTTCTGTGAGCGTTTCCGGTGGGGTGGTAACTGTTACCGCCAAGGGCAAAGGAAGCGCCACAATCACCGTCAGCGTGGGCGCTGGCACCAACCACACGGCCCCGGCCAATAAGACCTGTTCCGTTGAAGTGACATTGCCCACCAAGGTTCTGAACGATAACAGTTGGGCAACCATCCGGGAAGTCAGTTCCGCAGGTTTGGGGGCCAACTATTGGGCCGTTGGTGATGTGAAATCCATCGTTCTGAATGGCACCGTGAGGAATTACACTTTCAGCAACTTGACCGTGAACGCCTTTATTTTGGGCTTCAACCACAATTCCGCCAAGGAAGGTGCGAACAAGATTCACTTCCAGATCGGGAAGATCGGTTCCACGGCAGTTGCTTTGTGTGATAGCAATTATAACAACACCGGTGATGGTTTCCGCATGAATACCAGTCAGACGAACAGCGGCGGTTGGAACGCTTCACACATGAGAAAAACCGTATTGGGCAACAGTAACACCCCCACAAGCCCGTTGGCGAATAGCTTGATGGCGGCGCTTCCCGCCGATTTGAGGGCGGTTATGCAACCCGTGACCAAGTACACCGATAATACCGCCAACGGTGGCGGCAATGTTCAGACTTATGTAACGGCCACCACCGATTACTTGTTCTTGCTTGCTGAATTTGAAGTGTTCGGAACAAGAAGCTATGCAAATAGCTATGAACAGAATTATCAGGCACAATACGATTACTACAAAGCCGGTAATAGTAGAGTAGCCTATAATCATTCCGCCGTGTCCACGGCGGTGTGGTGGTGGCTTCGTTCCCCTGGTTACAACTACACCGGTTATTTCCGGACTGTCAACGCGGATGGCAGCGACAGCAATTACTATGCCTATTACTGTGCTGGTGTGCGGCCCGGCTTTGCCGCCTAATCCCCCGCAGGATGATCCCGCCCCCATCCCGCCGCCGAAAGGCGGCGGTTCCGGGAGGGAACCCCAAATAAAAATAATAATGGCGGCGTAAGCCGCCCGACGATTTTTTGAAAATGGGGGTTTTCCGGCAAAGTGCTATCATTTGACTGTCTTTTGAGTGCATACACCGGACAAAATCAGCCATACAATATCCATAAGCCTGTTTGAAGGGGGTATTGTATGGCAACAAACAAGCGTGTTTTCACCTTGCGCCTATCTGATGAAGTCTTTGACAAGATCGGGGCGCTTGCAACCCGTGAACACCGATCCATTACCAATTACATTGAATTTGTTCTTCTGAAACACTTGGAAGAAGTGGAAAAGGCGGAAGGAACGATCAATGTCGATAATTCACCCAAAGGGGTATAACTGAAAATGTCTGTCCTGAAGCAAAAGAGAACCACAAGCAAGGCCGAGTTCATCAACACGGCCAATCAGATTTATGTTGAAACCCTGAACTTCCTGACCCGTCTTTCAGCCCGGTATTCCCGGTTGATTGCGGAGCCGGTGGCAAAGCTGGCCGGTGAGATCATCGACCATGCGGAGAAGGCCAACAGTATCTTTCCTTCGGACAACCAGCGCATTGAAATGAGGAAGGCCCATCTTCTTGAAGCACGGGCTTCCCTGATGGCGCTGGATGTTCGCTTGACCCATGTTTACCTGATTCTGAACCAGAACCCGGAAGGGGCCTTTACCACTTCCAAGGGGAATCCGGTGAAGTCACAGGATGCAATGGAAAAGCTGGATAAGATGGCCCAAAACTTGGGTGAACTGATCGACAAAGAAAACGAACTTCTGAAAGGGGCAATCAAAAATGTAACAGCAAAGCAGAAATAATTTCCCATTAGGTGTGCAACTGATAATGAGCCTGTTGGCGGTGTGGTGGTGGCTTCGTTCCCCTAATTACAACAACAACAATAATTTCCAGAATGTCAACACGGATGGCAACAACAACAATAACAATGCCAATTACTGTGCTGGTGTGCGGCCCGGATTTTGCAAATATACACGGTCAAATGTAGTAACAGAAGGCAAACGGCTTTTCAGGTGAAAGACGACCGATGTAAAAGGAGTTGTACTTCCTTGGGTTTCAATCCCTAAAACTGCCCTTTGATGCCCTTACACGGACGCTTCTTGCATGGTGGGTAATCGTGCCTTAACCCATTTCATGTGTGAGGGCAAAGCATTTTAGACGGCACCCTACAACACATTTGTACAAGGGGCGAATACTTTTATTATGACAAGCCAAGAACGGCATGAAGCAAGGTTCCAGCGCCGCAAAGCAAAGCGGTTGGAACGGAAACAGGCCCGGTGTAATAGCCTTGGGCCAATGAATAAAGTTTTTTCCTATCGGAAGATGTTCTTCTATGGGAAAAAGTGCTGTAACGGGGTGCGATGGAAGCAAAGTGTTCAAAACTTTGAAGGCCACCTGTTTTCCGGCACGGCAACACGGCGGCGAACGGTGTTGGAACAGACTTGGAAGCCCAAATCCTGTTCCCATTTCACCCTTCGGGAACGGGGAAAAATCCGCCCGATAGATGCCCCGCACATTACGGATCGACAAATCCATAAAACCCTGTGCAATGAAGTCCTGATCCCGTTGTATTCACCTTCCATGATCTATGACAACGGGGCAAGCCAAAAGGGAAAGGGCCTTCATTGGCAGTTCAAACGGATCAAACAACAGCTTGGATGGCATTACCGGCGATATGGCCGGGAAGGTGCTGTGTTGCTGTTGGATTTGAAAGGGTTCTTTCCAAATGCTTCCCATGCCCTGTTATATCAGCGGCACCGGGAATTGATTTTGAATCCTGAACTTCAAAACTTGGCTGATACTGTGATTCAATATTCCCCATGCCCGACACCGGGCCGGGGCTTGCCTTTGGGCGTGGAGCCTTCCCAACAGGAAATGGTGGCGTTACCAAGCAAAATTGACCAATGGATCAAGTGTCAGGCCCGTGTTCATTGCGCCGGTCATTACATGGATGATTACTATGCTTTCTTTCCCACGGTGGATGAAGCAAAGCTGATGGGCCATGAAATTGTAAGGCGTTTTGAAGCCGCTGGAATCCGAGTGAACAAGCGCAAGTGTAAGGTGATCCCGCTTACAAAGCCGTTCCGGTTCTGCAAAGCCCGGTTCACACTTACCGAAACCGGCAAGATCAAGGTGAATGGAAGCCGGGATGGAGTGAAACGGGCAAGGCGAAAACTGAAGCTGTTTCACAGGGAGTTCAAAGAGGGAAAACGATCCTTCTTTGACATAGAACAATACATGGAATGCCAAAGCGCCTATTACCGGAACTTCAACGATCATGGCCGGTTGTTACGGTTGCGGCGGCTTTACCATGCAATCTTTTTCGGAGGTGGACAATGTTTAGAATCATCAAAGCCGGGGCCGGTATCGGCCTGACCGAGAACCTGAACTACATCAAGAAAGCCGAAAATGGTTGCTACATCCTTTGCCCGGAGCATGACGCTTCGGGCATTGTTTTTGAGGGTGTGGCTTACCATTTGTTGGGCCGTGCCGCTATGGACGAACTGGAAACCGTGAGTTTGGAGGAAACGGACGCAGGAACCGAGATCACCAAAGCCACAGAAGCCGGTGGAATCGTCTTTGTCACCTTGGCGGAAGCCGGGAGCATTGACGCTGAAACGGCGGCGGAACACGCTGATTTGTTCGCTGAATGGGCTTTCCCTGTTGGCTACACGGTGGGGCAGATTCGCCGGTATAACGGAACCCTTTACAAGTGCGTTCAGGCCCATACTTCCCAAGCGGATTGGACACCGGACACGGCTTCCAGCCTGTGGAGCAAAACGAGTGATCCCGCTGAAGAATGGCCCGAATGGAGCCAACCGGTGGGAGCGCATGACGCTTATTCCAAGGGGGCAAAGGTGAGCCATAAGGAAAAGCATTGGATTTCCACGGTGGATTCCAATGTGTGGGAACCCGGTGTGTACGGGTGGGAGGAAAGCACGGATGGAGTATAAAACCTATGTTTGCCGTAAACGGGCAAGGTTCAAGGCGATTTGCGGACAAGTGAACATTCCGTATGGAACCACCCTGAATGGTCAGGGTGGTTTTTTGATCCTGAATGATCTTCCGGTGTGTTCGGCCACCAGCCAAAACGCCTATGACTTCTTCACACAGAATGATGATGGCATGGGGCAGGAACGGGGCGAACTGTTGAACCGGATCATTCCCAAGCTGGAAAAGCGTGATGCCGGGTATCAGGCCCGGTGGGGGAAGATTTGGGAAGATGCCCTTTGTCAGAAGTACAAGCGCCCGGATCAGGAAGAACATTGGATTTGGAACTTCGACTTCTACAACGGCCCTGTTGAGGATTTGCGCTATATTGCCGCCCTGATCGGGGCCTGATAGGAGGGAAAAGCCATGACGATTTATCAGGTGTTGTGCTTGATTGGTGTTCCCGCCTTGATTTTGGCAGTATTCAAATACCTGTGGAGCCAAATCAAGCATAACACCGAGGATTCCAAGGCTTTGAAGGCCGGTATTCAGGCCCTTCTTCGGGCGCAGATGATTAGCGATTTCAATAAGTATTCCGAAAAAGGCTATGCCCCAATCTATGCACGGGATAATTTTGAAAATTGCTGGAAGCAGTATCATTCTTTGGGGGTGAATGGGGTGATGGACGATCTTCACAGAAAATTCTTGGAGTTGTCCACCGATCCCCCGGAAGAATGAGCAGACGAACCAAAAAGCCAAAGCGTGAGTTTTCCAAGCTGATCCTGTATGTGGTGGGGGCCGTAACCGTTGGGGTTACAGCCTTCACCCTTATCATGGTTTGGAAAACTGAAAACCTTGAACCGCTGGCCTATTTGATCCCCGCCATATTTGCTGAATTGGCAACCGCAACCGGGTTTTACTATTCCAAAGCCAAAGCCGAAAACCGGATCAAACTTCGGAAGTTGTATGGCCCGGAAATCTATAACGATGCAAAGGAGATTTGAAACCATGCTGAACGCTGTTTTGAACAATCTGATCAATATTGGGTGGGCCATGTTGATCTTCCTGTGTGCGTACCTGTCCAATGTTGCTTTTTCCCTTTACTACAACATCAAGGTTTTGCTTCAGCCCTTCGACAGACAGAAAATGATCAATTCCGGGCTGAAGGTTGCCACCTTCGTTGTGGGCCTGACCTTGCTTTGTGTAGCAATCACCACCCTTCCGATTTATGCGGATCAGCTTGGGTGGGCAATCCCGGAAGAATACACAGAAATTTTTGCTGATTTGGTTATTGTGGGCGCTGTGCTGATGGTGTCTTGTAAGTATATCGCAGAAGCCTTCACCAAGTTCAGGGCCATTCTTCAGGTGAAAGGAGAT